TACCGTATTTAGAAAACTGACTTACCTTGCTTCTATCAACGCCGCCTCCACCTATTGATGGATCTGTTTTACCAGTTTTACCTTGAAGACCCATCTGTCTCTCTCTAGCAGAAGGGCCATCATTATTACCGCCAGTGTTTCCACCACCACCCACAGAACCCATATCTCCTTGAAGACTTTGAATACCTGCAGGGCCTCTATTTGGTTTGCCTTTTAAAGAACCATACAAATTTGCATCTAATAATATTTTCTTTTCTCTAGGTGTAATATAAGCAAGTTCTGCTACTACGTGATCTGGATCAGATAACCATTTTTTAGGAACAGTTACGGTTTCTTGTTTACCGAGATAATTAGGGCCACCACCTTGATTAACAGGTTTAATTTTTTTCTTTTGTTTTTCAGTTAATCTTTGATCTTCATAACTAATTTTTTTATCTACACTCATTAGTCATCCAATATGTTCATTTGTTGAATTCCAGATTTAGCTAAAGACACTCCAGCTCTTAATTTAGCAAGATCTTCATTCTGCTCAAGTTTTTCATCCTGAGTATCTTTATTCATCATTGCTTTCATTTTATCTAGATTGATCCGTTCTTCATCATATTCTTTTTTACGTTCGTTCTCCATTGCTCTTAAATCAATCTCTCTTGATTTAAGTTTCAATAATGGATCTCCATCTAACTGTGAAGTAATTTTATTTTCTTCTTCCGCAAAGTCTTTAGTTAACTCTGCAATCAGTTTTGCTTTTCTTGCTTCAATCTGTTGAGTCATCATTTGCATCTGTTGCGCGATCTGCGGATTGTTTTGCGCTTGTTGTTGCATTACTTGTATCTGTTGAATCTCATCTCTAAATTCCATTTGCACTTGTTCTTGTGCCATTAGAGAAATGTGTTCTAAAATATTTTTTTGTAATGATGCCATTACTGTTGGATTATTTCTAACCATATTCGTTTGCATAAAGTTTAAGTGAGAATCAATATGTGCTCTATGGTCTTGACCTGGAAATGCTTGAAACGGTTTAGCCGCTAAAGCGGTAATGTGTTCTACACTTGGATCCATTGGTTGCATTGGAGCAGGTGGAGGTAAAATAGCATTGACATTTTTAATACCGATCGCCTGATACATAGACCTGTACGCTTGGTACAGGTTATGTATCTGTGGGTTTGATTGAGCCAATTGGAGCTGTGTTTGGGCCAAAGAAATCCGTTGAGTTTGTGAAAAGATATTAGGATCTGCAACCGGTAAAATATCTACTCGGTCATCAAAATCTTGAACTTTAATTTGTCTAGTTGCACCTGGAACATCGTATGGATATTCAGGTGGTAAATAGGTTTTAAATACTTCTGCTAATAATTTAAACTCTTGTTTTAAACCTACATATAATCTTTTGTGAATAGCGGACATCACTCTGCTTCCTCTTTCAAGTAAAGCAACCGTTGTACCAACAGCCATTCTATCATTGCCTTCACCCACTTGCATATCTGCAATAGCCGCGAACCGTTGTCCTGAGTTCACTACCACTCCTAGTAATTGCAATAATACAGCACTAGGTTCTTTAAACGGTAAAGGTAAAAATGAATCTCTTAAGTTTCCACCTGGTGCATCGACATCTCTAAACTCTCCAGGTTGTAAAGGTTGTGCATCGTCTCGTACTCGAATGCCTCTAGTTTTAAATCCAGCAGGTAAGTTTGATAATGTACCCGCATCCAATAATTGTCTTAATGCAGAAGTTGCAGTTCTACTTAATCCACCGATCATATGAATTAAACCAAAACCATAAAAACCAAGTCCTGGTAAAAATTTATAATGGACAAAATAATTTATTTTTTTCTTTAATGGATCTTCAGCTCTATAGTTTCTTCTAATAGATAAAATTTGTCGAGTCGACTCTTCAACAGTGACCACATAAGGAAGTTTAATCCCTGTTGGTTCACCTGTTGAATCGACTTCTTCGAAACCTTCCAAATCTAAATTGACGTGACACTCCAACAACGTATAGATATCATCTTGCTTTTGTTGCTTGACTCCTTCTAACTCTTGTTCTTTTTGAGAGATCTCATCGGTTTTCATTTGAGGTTCTTGAAGATCAATGTCTTTATAAAATCCATTGACCTGTTGTTTTCTTAAATCGTTCTCTGAGATTTTAATTACGTGCATAATGGATTCTGCATCATCTAATGAGGTAGCTGAATACGGAACCACTAAATCATCAGCGGGAACGAACTTAGAAACAGCTCTACCTAAAAGATCGTCATAATAAACTTTCTTAAAGGTAGATCCTGAGAGGGGAAGATAGAAAAGCATTTGATCAAACTCTGGTTCATATTCTTTCATCTGATCCATTATTTGATAATTCATAAAATCTTTAACACGGTTCGCTTGATCTTGTTTCGGTTGAGTTTCATCTCCTAAGATCTGTGTTCGAACTGGCCCGTCCGCGGGCAGTAATTCTTTATACGCTTGTGCTTGAAACTGAGTTACCGCTTCAGCAAGTACAGGGTGAGTAACTCCTGATGCACCTCTAAACGGTTCTGTTCGTTTTGTATATTTAAAACCTAAAAGGTCTAATCCATTTCTGTAAGTGTCTTCCCAATCTTTTCGAGAAGATCTATAATCAGTATAGTCTGCAGTTAACTTTGATCCAAGTGGATCTAAAATATCATCGTCTAATAATTCTGCTAAGTTTGAAAAGTGATCTTGTTCACCCTCTACGTTGACCGCTGAAGGCTCGAAAGAAATCTCAGCTCCACCTTCTTCAGTTTCAATAACTTCTACTGGTGAGCCTTCTTCTTGTTCTTTTAAAATATCTTCTTCAACAGATGCTTGAACTTCTTGTTCTCCAGGAACTTCAATAGTTGATTTTACGTTAGGTAACGATTTGTCGATTTCGGCCATTTATTTTCTCCAATCTTACTACTTTAGACTTTTTTGGTTTGATTTTCAAGCCCTGTGGATTAGGCCCTGATTTTGGGGGTATAGTTTTAGTGAGTTTTGTTTTAACCATTAATAATATGTTTTTTCAGTTTGTATAATAGGTTCATCTTCATAGTCTTCTGGATGATCAATAAACCCGCCTTGTCTGAATCTCATAACAGCTTGAGTAGTACTATCCACCAAGTCATCGTGGTCGCCATACGGAAACGCTGCACATTCTTCAATCACCTCTTCAGCAAACTTTTCATCAGGTGCCCAAACTTGACCAGACTCAAATATCGGTGCAACTGAGTTTACTCTTGAATGTTTATCATTTCCTTTGCTCGGTGTAAAGGTAATTACTGGGATTCCCATTTTTCTAAGCTCATAGGTTAATGGCATTCCAGAAGCCTTTGCCTCCACCACAACTGTTTCAGGTTTCCAATATTGATATTGCTCTAAAGCTTTTCTCCTTAGTTCTGGAAACTCTAGTCGTTCTTTAACTGAATCAAGTAATATTAAATTTGGCCCACTATCTGGATTAGGATGAAATACACCCCACGTGGTAATTGCAGAAAAGTCGGCAGTTTCTTTTTTAAGAAATGCAGTATCGTAAGATTGAATGACGTGTTGTAAAGGTGGCACATAATCTTTGTCCCAAACTTTCCACCACTCTCGTTTAATAATTGAACCTTCTTCTGAAGTTGGGTTTTGCATCCATTGCGCGTTCCACTTTCCAACCGATAGAGAAGCTTTCACTCCTTCAAGTTCTTCTTTCTTCCAATACTCTGGCCATACCGGTTCACCACTTGGCATTATAGCTGGGAACTCAATCACTTCCCATTGATCTGTCTTTGCACCTTTTTGAGCTTGTAATAATTTACCGGTCAAATCTTTTGTGTTCCATCGCGTCATAACCAAGACAATTGTTCCGCCAGGTTGTAAACGCTGACGAGGCCCTGAAGTATACCATTCGTATGCTCGCTCTAAAGCATCCGCGTTCAACGCATCTTGCTCAGAGTGTGGGTCGTCAATAATTAATAAATCCGCACCCCGTCCAGTGATGGCTGAGCCGACACCCGCTGCATAATATTCACCACCCTGTGATGTTTCCCATTTGCCCGCGGCTTGCGAATCTTCTCTGAGTCTTGTTTTGAAAACTTCT